TCTCAGATTTCAATGATGCAGTACTTGCTAGATACAACAAAGAGGTAGAGTTGAATTGGAATGGATGCAATTCTACATCCTATGCGTATCTGTATCTTAAAGAGAAAGGATTACCCCCTGTAAATAGAATCAAAAGAACAATGAAATTACGGAGAAGTTTAAATGTCCCTGCAAGTATCTCATAGACCAAAAACATTTGATGATTTTATAGGCAACACCGCAACTATAGAATCATTGAAATCTGTAATTTCAAGGGGCAACCCGCCATCTGCATTCTTATTTACCGGAATATCTGGGGGAGGCAAAACAACACTAGCTAGAATAGTTGCAAAAGAAATAGGATGTTCAGAACAGGATTTCAAAGAGATCAATGCTGCCGATGATACAGGAATCGACAGTATCCGGAGATTGAGAGATAACTTACAGTACTCTCCTCTTCACGGAGATAAAAAAGTTATATTAATGGATGAGTGTCACAAATTATCTCCATCATCTCAGGAAGCGTTACTGAAAATTCTTGAAGAACCACCTTCTTATGTCCATATAATTTTATGTACTACAAATCCAGAAGCTCTGAAGGATACTTTCAAGCGTAGGTGTCATTTATACGACGTTTCCAGATTGTCTCCGAATGAAGTTTCTACTTTAATTAAGAAGACACTGGTTAAAGAGAAGATCAACATCAAAGGATTTTCAAGATCAGTTGTTGAATTGATCATTGATCTTGCTGATGGTTCTGCTGGTCAGGCAATGAAGTTGTTGGATATGGTCATTGACATGAAAGACCCCAAATCTCAGTTGGAGACTTTGAACAGAGTAGGGGTTTCTTCCTCAAACAAAGAGGTGATTGATCTTTGTCGGCTACTCATTGATCGGAACATGAACAACAAAACACGATGGTTGCGTTGTACTGAGTTGATCAAAAATCTCAAAACTGACGGAGAGAATGCAAGGAGGCCAATTCTCGGATATCTTGAAAAAGTCCTCTTGAATTGTAAGACATTGGAAGAGGCTCACAATGTTGCTAGGATTATGTCTAATTTTACTGACAACTATTTCAGTAGTGGTAGGGCTGGCCTGGTACTTAGTTGTTATTTGTCCTGTTCGGAGGAATAAAATGTTAAAATGTAAAATTTGCGGATACAAATCATCAAGCAAAACTCTCATGCAGTCACATATAAGTTCTGCTCACAGAGCAACAGTGATCAGAGATAGCAATCTCAGCAGAGAAGAAGAGTGTACTATATTCTCTTCAGCTACATTGGCATCATTCATTCATTCAGATTCTTGCTCACAGAGCAATGATTCATTCTCTGGAGGTGGGGGTTCTTTTGGAGGAGGTGGTTCTTCTGATGGTTGGAGTGATAATTCAGACAGCGGATCTGATAGCTCTTCCTGTGATTCTGGATCTTGTGGTGATTAAATGAATGACGAATTCTTCAAAAAATCCAATCGCAATTACAAGAGTGATCTGGATATTGACATGAACAATTTAGAGGATGAATGGCTGAAGCAACCATCCTTGTTCATGTACTATAGCCAGGAACATTCTGAGGCAATAAAGGAACGGGAGATAGCAAAGAATAATCTGGATGTTGTTGATGCTCAACTTGATTCTGAAATCAGGAGAGATTGGGAGAAGTATTGGCCTAAAGCTCCTACAGAAACAGTAGCTAAGAATTGGGTTATTCAGCACGAAAAACATAAGAAAGCTCTTGATGTTTTCAATGAAAAAAGTCATAATGTGAATCTACTGCAAAGTGCAAAAAGTGCTTTCGATCACAGAAGGAAGGCTTTAGAAAATCTTGTCACATTGTTGGTAACTGGATTTCATTCTGAGCCTAAAGTTTCTAAACACATAACTAAAGGAGAGCATCTTGGGTTAGATAAAACGAAAAAGATTGTCAGAAGAAATCGAAGCTAAAGGAATTAGAGAATCTAGGGTTTAACCCATAATCATCTCGAATCCAAAACAGCAAAAAGGAAAACATTATGTCATTTAGAGATCGTTTTAAAAACAAGAAGGCTAGTCTTGGTAAACAGCATGTTACTCAGACTCAGAACAAAGATTCACGTGGAAGATTCCCATCCATTATCAAAAAAGATGCTCTTCCAGCAGGAGTAGAAGTTTGGATGTGTAAAGAGGGAGATCATTATCTTGATATTCTTCCTTTTGAAGCAGGCCCGGACTTTCCCCTTGATCCAAATACCGGGCAACCAGTAATCGAAGAAGGTGAATTAGCGTATGTTCTGGATGTTTGGGTACATCAGAATGTAGGTTCCATGAAACTTCAGTTCGTCTGTCCCTATGAGATCTTCGGACTCCCTTGCCCTATCTGTGAGTTCATGAAAGACAACGATCTTACGAAAGAGGATTGGTCCAATCTACGTGCTAAACGTCGTGTCTTCTACGAAATTTGGCTACACGATTCCAGAGAAACCGAAAAGAAAGGTGTCATGCTCTGGGAGATGTCTCACTACTCTATGGAAGAGAAACTTGCAGCTATTGCAGCACTTCCTAAAGGCGGCGGAGCAATTCGCTTCTCAGATTTTGATGACGGTAAGACAGTAGGATTCTCTCGTAAAGGATCTGGTGCTACCAATACTCAATATCTCGGACATCGTTTCTTGGATCGTGAATCAAAGATTCCTGACAAACTTCTTGATATGACCTTCCATCTTGATCAGATGATCAAGATGCATCCTGCATATGAAGAAATTGAGGAAGCATTCAAAGGTCAGAAAGGCAAGATCGGCACAAAGGAAGAAGCAGAAAATGCCGGTGCATCCTTCTCTGGTGGTTCTTCTATGCAGAAAGAGGAAGAGATTCCTGATTGGATGAAAGAAGACTCTGATACAGGTGCTGATGTTCCTCTCGATGTTGGCAATGAAAAGAAGGAAGAAAAGAAAGCTGCTCCGCGTCGTGTAGTAAGACGCAAGAAATAAGGTGCAGTGATGGCTAAGATAATCAGAAAAAAATCTACCTCAACTGCTTCACAGGTTGAAGAATCTGTTTCTGAAACTACAGAAAGGAAAAGAAGAGAAGTGGATGTTAATAATCTAATCCCTTCCCCTTGTGTTCCTTTTAATCTTGAATGTTCCGGTTGTATTGAAGGAGCATTCTCAAAAGGTACTATCGTCAATTTAATAGGGGATAGTCATGCAGGAAAGACTTTATTCGCATTGAGCATACTTGCTGAGTGTACCATAAACAAAAACTTCAGCAATTACCGATTGATCTATGATGATGTGGAACATGCAAATGAGTTCGACATTGCCTTTCTATTCGGTGAGGATTGTGAAGATCGTATAGAGACTGGTATTGTAAGCAGAACTATTGAGGATTTTGGTGACAATGTAGCAAGAGCATTAGAATCTGATAAACCATTTATCTATGTCCTTGATTCTGCTGATGCACTAACTTCCGAAGCTGCTATTGAGCTTGATGCTGAGAATAGGAAGAAAAGAGAGAAAGGGAATGAAACAAAAGGTTCCTACGGGGATGGTAAAGCCAAAGCATTCTCTCATTTTTTTACTATGAAAGTTGCTGGTCTTGATAAGACTGAATCTTTCATCCTTATCATTTCACAAACCAGAGATAACATTGGATTCGGAGCGCAGTTCAATCCGAAAGTCAGATCTGGCGGCAAGGCATTAAAATTCTACTCCTTCCATGAAATATGGTTGGCTATGATGAAAAAGGAAAAGAAAGGGGATAGAACATACAAGACTGATGTGCAAGCCAAGATTACAAAAAATAAACTTACAGGTAGACACGGAGTAGCACACTTCCCTATCTTGTTTGATTTTGGCATTGATAATGTCGCATCTTGTATTTATTTTCTCTTGAATGAAAAACACTGGACAGGAACTATCCAAGCAATAAACACAAAGGGATGGTATCCGAATGGTGTTGTAAAAATTGCTGATTTGGTATCTTACATTGAAACAGGGAATCATGAGAAGTCTCTGTTTCAAGAGTGTAAGAATGCCTATGATGCAGTAATGAAAAAAATGTCGCCTTCTCATCGTAAGAGAAGGTATTAATCGTTAAACATCTTTCTTGGAGAAAGACTATGATTCGTAAAAAAGCCGCTGTTAAACCTGAAGCAAAAATCGCAGCAAAACTCGAAACTACTGATTTGGAGAATACCTTGATTCAATCTAAGGCAAAAGAGACTGTATCCGTAAAGATCAAGAAAACTGGTGAGTATGCATCTTGGGGCATCGAGTTGATGCATTCCATTGAACTTCAGGGTGATGAAGATGCAAGCAATGTTATTGACGGAATGATTGAGACTCTGGAAATGAAATGCGTTGAGTTCGCAGACAAACATTCCATTCTGACCGATAGGGATATTGATACTTCTGAAGAAGAGTTCATTGAAGAAACACCTGAAGAGATCGAAGATCCTGAAGAAGAATTGCTTGATCTGGATGAAGATGGTGTCCGTGAGATGAACCGTAAAGATCTTATCGCTTTGATCAAAGAGCACGAGCTTGAAGTTGACCCCAAGGATTTCAAGAAACTCCCTGATCTGGTTGAAGCAGTACTTGAAGCATTGTTTCCACCTGAAGAATCTGAGAAAGAGACTGAGGAAGAATCTGAGGAGGAATTAACGGAAGATGCAGTTCGGGAAATGGATCGCAAAGAGTTGATTGAACTGATCAAGGAACAAGAGCTTGAGATTGATCCGAAAGAATTCAAGAAAAATAAAGTCAAAGCGATTGTGGACGGAATGAATTGCCTGGACAAAAACAAGATCAAAAAACTAGGCATCAAGTATCGTGGGATTGGGAGGAAATAGGAAAATCT